AAACTTTTAAATGGATAACTGTGCCTTATAAAATTGATATAGAACTTAGTGAAGTTGATGGTAATTTTAATGAAATGTCTGAATATGAAATAAAAAACAATAAACTCTTAAAGAAAGGATAATTATGGAGAACACAAATAATACTTTACAGCAAAAATATAGACCTAAAAACCTTGATGACCTTTATGGTAATGAAGGTGTTATTGATATGATGTTTTCTTTTCTTGACAGACCTATTGAAAAGATGCCTAAAGTTTTTTTGTTTACAGGAAAACCTGGAACTGGAAAAACTACTATGGCTTATGTTTTAAAAGAAGAACTTCAATGTTCTAACTTTTTTGAGTTTAATGCAAGTAATGAACGTAAATTAGAAGATGTAAGAAGAATTATTCAAGAAAGTAAATACCCTGCATTAGATGGTGGTATTAAAATTTATTTTTTTGATGAAGTTCATCAATTAACCCCTGCAGCTTTTGAAGCTTTGAATAAGCCTTTAGAGTTTACAGAAAAAAACACATTTTTTATTCTTGCAACTTCAGAGCCTGATAAAGTACCTGCTGCAATTAAGACAAGAGCTACACATTTGCATTTCAATTCTTTGCAACCTTCTGAAATTTTAAAACTGCTTAATGATGTTTGTAAAAAAGAAAAAATTAAAATTGACAAAAAACATCTAAAAACTATTTCTGAAAAATGTGAAGGTTCAAGCAGATTAGCTTTAAAAACTTTGGACACTATAATGAATCTTGAAGAAGAAAGTTCTGTGACAGAAATACTTAGTTTGATTTCTGTTGAAGATAATGCAAATATCAAAGAACTTTGTCAGGCTCTTCTTAAAGCACAGGGGGATTCTGGTTGGAATAAAGTTAAAAATATAGTTAAAAATTTAAAAGAAGAGCCTGAATCTGTTCGTAGAGCTGTTTTAGGTTATATGAACGCAGTACTTTTAAATAATGGAGGGGCAAGAGCTGCTTTGATAATTGAATGTTTTGAAAATAATTATTTTGATTCTGGAAAAGCTGGTTTGTCTCTTTCATGTTTTAAAGCTTGTTTTTTAGATTAAGGAGGGTTTATGGAAGAAATTACTATTTGTTACAAAGATGGTAGTGTTTCTACATTCACTGGCAGATATGTTAGAGAATTAGAAACTGCAAATTGGCATTATTATGAAATGAAAGATGGTTCAGTTTTGCACGTAAAGAAAGATTTTATTGCTTGGGTCAAAGGAAATACTGTGAAAACTATAAAAAAAGAAAGGAGTAAATAATTTGAAAAGCAATAAAGAATTTGAAGAATGGTTTGCCACTCATGAAGAAGAATGTATTGTTGCTTATAAAAATAAAGGGGGCTATGAAGGAACACATAAATTTTTTGGAGAATTTTGTGAAGAAATCTATGAAAGTTTTTTGTTGTGGAAATTAAAACACCCTGAAAGAAGTTGGAGAAATTATTATGCAGAAAATAGAACAGATTAAAAATAAATGGGATAAGTATTTTTTCAAAAATACCTTACTCGCAGCAGAAATGTCTACTTGTTTACGTAGATCAGTAGGAGCTATTCTTGTTAAAGACAAACGTATTATTGCTACTGGTTTTAATGGTCAGGTTTCTGGAACTGACCATTGCAAAACGTGTTATAGACTTGAGAACAATATTCCTTCAGGACAGATGAGTGAAAAATGCTTTGCAGTACACGCTGAACAAAATGTTTTAACTCAATGTGCTTTGCAAGGGATATCTTCTAAAGACACAAAACTTTACTGTACACACAAGCCTTGTTTTACGTGTTTAAAGATGCTTTTAAATGCAGGTATCACTTCTATTTTATTTTTAGAAGATTACCCTGATACACTATCAGAGGGGTTGTTTGCTAAGACAGGGAATATTTATGAAATAAAAAATCAAGAAAATATTTTGTACAAAATATATATAAAAAAATGAAAAACGAAGAAAATAAGTGAAAAACAGCAAAAATCAAAGCAAAAACAGCTTATTTTGAAATATCAGCTTCTCAGTGACTTTGATTTTTGCTTTAATTACTGCTAATTTGTTTTAAAACACTATAAACAGAAAGGAACTTATTATGACAGAAAAACAAAAAGAACGATATGCTGTTTTTAATGCTCACTCAAATTGTATAGGTCTTTATGAAGATTTTACTACAATGACAGAGGATTTAAAGAAAAGGTACATGTTAGCAGATATTGAAAATTTCACAATTTATCAAAAAACATTTTTTCAATTAACAGGTAAATTATTCGTAAATTAAAGAGGTGCTTATGTCTTATCAAGAAGATATCTTCTTAGATTCAGATGAGCTTGATAAAGAATGGATTAAACAGAGTTCATTATATCTTAAATATTCTTCTTTACATGCTGATGCAATTGCAGAACGTGATAAATGTAAAGAAGAATTAGAGGTTGTAAAAGCAGAGATACTTGTTGATCTACAATCTAATTTTGACAATTATGGGTTTGATAAAAAACCTACAGATTCTGTTGCTAAAAGTTATATTGAAACAGAAAAAGAAGTTATTGCTCTTAATAGAAAACTAATAGAATTGAATAAAGATGTTAATATTTTACAGGCAGCAAGAACAGCTTTAGATCACAAAAAGAAAGCTCTTGAAAATTTAACAACTTTATGGGTTCAGAATTGGCATGCAGAGCCTAAAGAGGGGGTGTTTAATAAAGGGTACGAAACTGAATTGTTTCAAAGAAAACAGACAAGGGAACTTAAATCTAACAAACGTTTACAAAATTTAAAAAAGAAAAAGGAAGACAAAAATGGCTAAAAAGAAAACATCTTCATTAAGATCACAATTTTCAAGTGAAGCTCTTCTTAAAAGAACAGAAGAAAGTTTTGAAAGAAAAGATTCAAAAGGCATTTTCAGTTCTTATTTAAAAGATGAAGTAAGAAAAAAAAGCTGGTCTCCTGCTGAGGGAGATCATATTATTGACATCATCCCTTTTATTGCTGGAAAAAATCATCCTCAAGTACCTGAAAAAGCTCCTACATATAGTATCGAAGTTTGGGTTCATAGAGATATAGGAGTTAATGGAGGGATGACTATTTGTCCTAAAAAAACAAGAGGAGAGCGTTGTCCTGTATGTGAATGGGTTAATAAGCAATTGGCAAAAGATGATTCAAGAGCTGCCTTTGATGAACTAAAACCTATGATGCCTAAACGCAGAGTTGCTTATAATGTTATTGTTTATGATGACAGTAAACAAGAAGCAAAAGGCATTCAGGTTTGGGAAGCAAGTCATTATCTTGCAGAAGAAAACATTATGGCTGTAGCACGTAATAAAAGAACAGGTTCTTTCATTCCTTTTTCTGATCCTGATATTGGTCAAAGTATTTCCTTTAGTAGAGAAGGTGCAGGAATCAATACAAAATATAAGGGTTTTGGTTTTGAAGAAAGACCCTATGAAATTACAGACGAGCAACTTAAAGAAGCTTTTGTTTTAGATGAATATTTGATTGAACCTTCTTATGAAGAAATAGCTTTAGATTTTTACAGAGGTCTTGGATTTTCTGACGACCTCATTGAATCTTTTCTTGACGGAGAGATATCTGCTTTGACAGAAGATTCTGAAGTGTCTGCAAAGAAAACAAGTACTAAAAAATCTAAAAAAGTAAAGGAAAAAGTAAAGGAAGAAGAGGAAGAGGAAGAGGAAGAGGAAGAGGAAGAAGCTCCTAAACCTACTCGCAGAAGACGTAGTAAGAAAGTAGTGGAAGAGGAAGAAGAAGAGGAAGAAGAAGAGGAAGAGGAAGAAGAAGAGGAAGAGGAAGAAGAGGAAGAAGAGGAAGAGGAAGAGGAAGAAGAGGAAGAGGAAGAAGCTCCTAAACCTACTCGTAGAAGACGTAGTAAAAAAGTAGTGGAAGAAGAAGAGGACGAGGAAGAAGAGGAAGCTCCTAAACCTACTCGTAGAAGACGTAGAAGATAAATAATAAAAGGGGGGTATTTCCCCCTTAAAAGGATTTTAAAATGGCTAAAAGAACAACAAAAACAGTTGTTGAGGAAATAACTGAAACCTCTAAAAATAAAAAAATACAGAAAAAGTATACTCCTATAAATGCTGATTTTGTAGTTTCTACAGGGTCTACATTAGTTGATCTTGCTATTTCAGGCAATAGAGTTAGAGGCGGAGGACTTCCTGGAGGCATACTTGTTGAAGCTTTTGGGGATTCTTCTGCAGGAAAAACAGCTCTTCTTTCAGATGTTGCTGCAAGTATTCAAAATAAAAAAGGAACTGTTACTATTTGTGACCCTGAAGCACGCCTTGATAAAACTTATTGTGAGATTTATGGTCTTGATTTAGGTTCAGCAGGTTATGAAAGACCTGATACAGTTAATGAAATGATAAGTATGCTTAGAAATTGGGAACCTGAAGACAAACAAAAACTTCATTTGTTTGGAGCAGATTCTACAGCAGCTTTATCTTCTGAACTTGAAATGAGTGATGATGGTGATAAAAGAGGTCAGAAAAGAGCAAAAGATTTTTCTCAGGGAATGCGTATCATTTCAAGACAAATTGCTGATCCTTTTAAGATTGTTTGGTTTAATAATCAAATAAGAACAGGAGATATGGGTCAGAATGTCACTTCTGGAGGACATGCTATTAAGTTTCATGCTTCTTTACGTCTTTATATTTCAAGATCAGGTAGAATAGAGAAACAGAAGAAAATAAAAACAGGTAAAACTATTAAAAAAGTTATTGGTGTTGAATCTGCGGTGCAGGTTGTCAAATCTTCTGTTGATGAGCCTTTTAAAAAAGTTCCTTTATTTATTGTTTTCAATGTAGGTATTGATGACATTAGAGGTAACTTAGTTTGGCTAAAAGATGTCACACGTAACAGTAAATATCCTGCTGTAGATAAAGAATATGCAAATATTTATGATGCTATAGCTTATATTGAAAAAGAAAATCTTGAAAAAGAATTAAGAGAAGATGTTATTGATATGTGGGAAGAAATTGAAGAAGAATTTAGGATGGAACGTAAAAAGAAAGTGAGGTTTTAATATGAAAGAAGAACTTACAATAAAAGTAACTAAAACAATACAGGAACAGCAATTTGAACCTTTGCAGATAGGCATAGAAAGGACTTTGCTTTTAGATAAGAAATCAACAGCAAAAGAGCGAGCTTCTTTAACTCAAGAGCTTATAGATGAAGTGCAGTCTTTGATTAGAAAATAAATCATTAACTTAACAGGCAGATATTCT